AACTCTGGAGTGAGATTGCTGATGCTCCCGGTGAGATATTTGACCTGCCCGAACTTCGTGAACTTGATGAAGAAAAGTTCAATCTAAATGACTACCTCAACTCTAACATTGATTACTGAAATGACTCCTTCAACTCTGAACTTCACTGGTGATGCCGTAACCTACCTGGGTTTGATTGGCGTCATCAGTACCGCAATCATCGTGGTTTCGGTGTTTCGTTCCTACTTCAATTCTCCCCTGCGTAAGTGATGACCTACAAAGAACTTCTTGCTGAACTTCAAAAACTCAACGAAGAGCAACTCAATCAAGATGTTGCTATTTGTTCCGAAGATGATGAAGATGAGTATTATCAATCATCTGTTGAGTTAGTGTTTGCGACTGATGAATGTCAGGTGCTTGATGTAGACCACCCTATTATTCGTTTCTGATGACTACTCTCACCCTACAAGTTACTGAAGTTTCCTTTGATTTTGATGACTTAGACTTCACCCCCGAAGAACAACAAGCAGTTCTAGATGATGTGCTTGGTAATGTCTTTGAGGTTGAAGTTGATGATGACGATGATGATGAAGTTGTTGCCGATGCTCTAGTTGAAGAGGTGACAGATTATGCCGGTTGGTGTGTCTGTTCTCTGGATTTCGTTCACGTTCTCAACACTCACTAAACATGGAAATCTCTAAAGTTCTTACACTCTCAACCGCACACCTTCATCCTTTGGAGGCACAAAAGATTGATAAGGTTTCTTATACTCACAGTGATACTTGTTCTATGGTGAATACTGACCCTGAAATGTATGAGTTCTATATTGAAGAAAGTCTCCCTTGTTTGGTAGATTTACTGAAATTGATTAAAGAACAATATAATGATGTTGATTATGTATTGTTTGATGCTGATGCAAATGTAGAGGATGCGTTTAGGAAATATGATTGGTGATGCTATTGAAGCAGAACTTGACGACTTTCTCACTAACAACTTCGGAGACAACTAATGACACTTAACAAAGCACAATTTGAACAGTTCGTTGAGAACTATGTTTCTGATATTGTGGCAGGTTTAGATGTAGACCAACTTTCAACTATTGCCTTTGATTTACTTGTTCGTGAGTATGAGACCTATACTGAAGAGCAAATTGTGAATGAGATTAAAGAGATTTACGATGAGGAATATGCTCAGGATTTGTTAGAATCAGCAACTGCTGTGCCAGTTGCCTAAGTGGCACAGAGGGGGTTCCGCTGCCCCCCCTGACCCCTTATAATTGATTCATACCAAGCAACCCCACCAAATGCGTAAGATTGAATCCCTGATGAACGATGCCATCACCAACGGCACTGATTTTCGTTCTGCTAATACTAACGTTGTGCAGGCAGATGGCATCGCTGTTGTATTGCTTCACGGCAACAAGATTGCCGAGGTTGGTGATAATTTCGTCCGATTGTTTGATGGTGGATGGCAGTCTAATACAACCAAATCCCGCCTGAATGCTATTCTTCAGGTTCACGGGATTAAGGGCGAATGTGTATTCCAGAAGAAAGGACAGTGGTTCCTAAATTATGCTGGAAACGGCGTAATTCCTTTCTTCTCAGGTATGCGTCTGGCATAGAGTGCCACTCGGGGAACTGGCACAAGGTTCCCCCCAGACCCCCTCCTGACCCCTTATAATAACAGTATGAAAAACACCCACCTCGAACACCCCGAAGATTCTATCCTGACCGGGGACCTGACCGTTCTGGATTGGTTCGTGAATCCCGGCACCCTAAGTGTAAAGATTGACGGAGCGCCTGCTATTGTTTGGGGCACGAATCCTGCCAACGGTAAGTTCTTTGTTGGCACCAAAAGTGTCTTCAACAAAGTCAAAATCAAAATCTGTTATACTCAAGAAGATGTGTTTGCTCTGTATGGTGAGCAACCCGCACTGATTGAGATTCTAGCGGCATGTCTTAAGTATCTGCCCCGTACAGAGACAATCTATCAGGGAGACTTCATCGGGTTTGGTGGTTCTAATGAGTATACTCCGAACACCATCACTTATAAGTTTTCTGAGATTGTGCGGCAGACTATTATCATCGCACCCCACACTTGCTATTATGCCGAGAGCGACATTCGTGATGCGGTTGCAATGCCTGACCGTGCCATATGGAATGATACCGACAGCGTAAAGTTTGTCAAACCAGATACTTATATCCTTCACAATCAGGAGTCCTTCGCTGATGTTGAGGAAGTGGTAAAGTTTACCCGTGCTATGGCACTTGCTGTAGAGTTTGTTTCTGACAAGCAAGCAGCAAAGATTAAGAAACAACTGAATGCCTGTATTCGTGCCGGTGATGCTATCATTGCCCAAACGTTTGAGGACTTTGATTGTGACCCTAAACTGATTGGACTGTGGGCACTAGTGAAGTCAATCAAAGATGATTGTTTGTTCCTGTGCCGCAATAGTGGTCCCGCAGCATACATCAACGGCAACCGTATTGATTCTGAGGGTTATGTGATGACCAATGAGTTTGGTATGTTCAAACTGGTCAATCGTGAGGTCTTCAGCTATGCTAACTTCAATCACGGGAGGTTTCAGGTCGCATAAGCAACACTGATGGTTCGGGGGGTTGACCTTCCCCCCTCTGACCCCTTATAATTGATTCATAAGCAACCCACCCGATGCTCAACACTCTCCAAGTCGCCGCTCAACTCAAGGTCACCAACTTTGATGCATTTGCCAAACCCGGTAAAAACAAAGGTTCGCGTGGGCAACTGATTGAAACTGCCCTTGGCATTCCTAACAGTTCCAACCTGAAAGATTTGGTGGACGGTGAACTTAAGACTTTCACAGTTGGTGAGTCTATCGCCGTCACACAGTTGAAGCACTGCCTCTCTGAAATCATCGAAGACGGTGTTAGTTTCACTGATAGTAAGGTAGGAGAAAAACTATCTCAGACCATCTACGTTGGTTTCACCCGTGCCAATGATTATGTGGGTACTGAGGTTCTGAATCCTGAGACTCACCCTGAGCACTATCAGGAACTGGCAGAGGATTACACCTTCATTTGTGATACCATCCGCAGTTCATTTGACTCTGGCAGTATACTCAACACTATCACCGGACCTAACGGACTGCTGCAAATCCGCACCAAAGCATCTAAAACTAACGGTCGCTATGTTCCTCTGACCTTTGCAAATTGCACCCTCAAAGATAAGGGTATGGCATTTTACCTCTGTGGCAAGTTCGGGAAGGAGGTCCTGTGACAGTCTGACCGCTGGCACACTGGGGGTCCGCTGGCACCCTCCGACCCCTTATAATTGATTCATACCAAACAACCCAACCGATGCGAATCGAAGTCCGCTACCAGACCCCCTACAACCAGACCGAGTGGCGCTCCCAGTGGTTCCCCACCCTTCCCGAAGCGGAGCGGATGGTAGACTTCTACCGCTCCTGCGGGTCACCCTCCCACATCTGCCCCTCATCGCTGGCACAGTTCGCCCACCTTCAGTAGTGGCACACAGGGGGCACCTGATGCCCCCTCTGACCCCTTATAATTGATTCATACCAAACGAACCGACCCGAATGACCCGCAACGCCATCACCGCTCAGGACCGTGCCGCCCAGTCCCGTGCCATCGCTGCCGCTGCCATCGCTGAGGCAGACCGTAAGGCAGGCACCGCTGATGAGCGTAACCTCAACACCCTGATAGGTATTCTCACCCTGCCCCGCTGCGGTTGTAATGGTCATCCTGCCTGCCCCCGCTGCGGTTGGATGTGACAGTTGCCCTAGTGGCACACGGGGTCTCCCAGGACCCCTCTCCACCCCTTATAATTGATTCATACCACGCAACCCAAGCAAATGCAAATCACTAAAGTCTACGCTGTCATCGGTGGTTTTGATTATGAAGGTGAGGACTTCAAATCGCTCCGCTTGTTTGACTGCTTCTCCACTGCAAATGCATACCTTGTGTATCTTGAGGAGCAGGAGGGTTATGATTACTCCAAGATGGATGTTCGGGAGGTGAATATGGAATCGGCACTGCTGTGTGCCGCCTGAGGCACTGGCACATCGGGTGCCCCTGGCACCCTCTCCACCCCTTATAATTGATTCATACCAAACAACCCAAGCAAATGACCGTCACCACCTACCAGACCTGCCTGACCGACCAAACTTATAACGGTTGGACCAATTATGAAACCTGGAACGTAGCTCTCTGGATTCAGAATGATGCTTGCGTTCAGGATGCTATCGCAGAACGTGATATCTGCTGCTATGAAGAACTGCTTGAATTGATGTATG